TCATTGAAGTACTTCATCCGATTCGGCGATGTCCTCGAGCCTTAAAAGCCCCTTGACAGCCACACTGGCCACACCGGGGATCGACCCCTTCCTGGCCTCCCAGCCCTGGTATGTCCTTTTGGCCGTTTCCAAGCGCTCGGCCATTCGTTTGACTGCCCGGTGGCCGTCTCCCTCCAGCTTTATCCTGGCTGCTTTCAGGTCTCTTCCGGTCATTACCTACCCCCGTTCAAACGATGCGAGTTTCGCGCTGTTTTCCCATTCATTCCCGCCCAACTTTGCCGTCAAAGCCACTAGGTTGGACTGTGAGCGTTGTTCTCTTTTTGCGCGATGTTTCCTATGCGCGCCTGAGCCGCTTCTCTTTCAAAACAGGCCCTCCTGGAAGCCCCTCGGGGCCGGCACTCCGTCGGGCCAGGTGCCGTAGATCAATTCGGTGCAGTCACTTCTCTTTTCGCCGCCGCCGACGGTGTACTGGTAGTCGACTTCGACGACCGGGAGGTCTTTGAATAGCTCCCGGATGGCCGGGTGGCCATTGATGCTGATGATCATCTGGCCCTGGATGCCGCCGGCCAGATCGGCCAATGCCTCGTATTGCTCCCAACCGAATTCCGCGCCGTAACCCTCGGTCTGCCAATAGGGCGGATCGCAGTAAATGAGCGTGTGCGGCCGGTCGTATTTGCGGACCACCTCTTGCCAGTCGAGGTGCTCGATGGTGGTGCCCGCCAGCCGAAAATGGGCGTCGGCCAGGTCTTGCTCCAAGGTGAATATGTTGAAACGCGGCCTGCTTGTGGTGGCGGTGCCGAAACTCTGGCCGTCGACTTTGCCGCCGAATGCCAGTTTTTGCAGGTAGAGGAACCTTGCCGCCCGCTGCACGTCGGTCAGGGTTTCTGGCGGTGTGATCTGCAGCCACTCCCAATTTTGACGGCTTGTTAACGCCCATTTGAACTGTTTGTAAAGCTCTTCCAAATGGTGCTTTACCACCCTGTAGAGATTGATTAAATCGCCGTGGACGTCGTTGAGTACCTCGACCTCCGAGGGCTGTTTGAGAAAGAACAGGGCCGCTGCTCCGCAGAACGGTTCGACGTAGCATTTGTGCTGCGGGAACAAAGGCAATATGTGATCGGCGAGTTTCCGCTTGCCGCCGATCCAGGGAATAATCGGTTTGCTGGACATCATGAGCCTCTCTTGTTGTCTGGGGTTGGCTGGTTGTGGTAGGCTCTTTCCGCCGTGTCGACGCGGTGAGGGAGCCTTGCCTGGCTCACAGTCCCTGTCACTGTGGGTTGGGGGCGGGTCGGTGTTCCAGCACCGGCCAGTCGCTCCCTCCTTTTCTCTTTTCTACCTCTAAGCTCTTCCTAAGATTAGTGCCTTGCAATTCGGTTGCCGGTCATTTATTATGTGGCGCACACTCTTGCGGATGGAGAACGCCATGGCCATGATCAAATGTAAGTCCTGCGGAAAGCATCACTCCGACAACATGCCGGCCTGTCCATTTTGCAGCCCTTCCGATGGTTTATCTCCCCCCATCAGAAGAACCGTGGCAGCCAAAACTACCTCCCCGACAAAGAAGTATATAGCCGTATTTCTTTGCATACTCTTTGTGGGTGCTCAGATTTATTCCTATCTCGCCCTCAATCGCATTGAGGGCGGCGCAAAGAAACAAGCCTCTCGGTCGCAAACGATAACCCCAAGCATGGCCTATCTCGCAAGTCAGGACTTTGTTAAATCAAGGCTTAAAGCCCCGGCCACTGCTGACTTTCCATACGAGCCAGGTTTTGCCAATCCTCTTGGGGGCAACCGATTTGAGATAGGCGCTTACGTCGATTCTCAAAACAGCTTCGGGGCTTTGCTTCGTTCCCATTATGTATGCATAGTTGTCTGGTCCCCGAACGGTCAATGGCGTCTGGAAGGCTTAACTTTTCTCGACTAACCCCACCAGCCCGGCTGCTCACACCTCAAATTCAGACACCACCAGATCCGGCGCTTCGCCCTTGATCCAGCCACCCTGCACATAGGCCGCCAGGCCGACGGCTACGGTTTGACCTTTGACCAGGGCTTGGCCACCGCCGGGGAATTGGACGGTACTGGTGCCGTCACTGTTATGGGTCAGAACCGTGCCGACCAGAAGCGGGTCTTTGGGTAGTAAATCTCTAAATCTTTTCCACAAATTCATACTTGTCAGCTTCCATGGTAGCGCAGCACGTCGATGGCTTGGTTGACAGCGGGTCGTGCTGCGGCGATGTTGGTGCGTATGACTTGCCCGCGCCATGTCTCGTCCGTATCCTGCGCTTCGATGAGAGTGCCAGGGGCGAGCAGGCCCGGGTTGTCGAGCAGCGGCAGGTTCAGGGTTTCGATCGAGCGGGCTCCACTGTCCGCCAGGATTTTTTTACCCAGCGCCAGGCCCGGCTCCGTGGCGGTAATCAGGGAGCCGACCTGCTGACCGGCGAGGCGACTTCCGTCGGTGCCGATCCTGCGCACAAAACATGTCACGCCCTGCTGCTGCCCGCGGCAATAGACGCCGGTGTACGCCGGCCTCGGCTCGAAGCGACTGCGCCGGCCGTCGATCATGGTGGCGGGGACGACGGCATCGACGGCGACGCCGCCCCAGCTCCAGGGCATGGCCGAATACCACGGTGCGATAATCAGTTGCTGCGCCGACGGGTGAGACTGCACGGTGCCGCCGGCGGCCGCCGCGATCTGTGCGATGGCACCGATAGGTGTCAGTCCCTGATAGCTCCACACGCCACCCGGAACCAACCATTCCGGAAGGCTCCAAACCAGGGTAAAGCCGGTGTCGGTCAATTCCTCTTCAGCGAGCTGCTGCGCGGTGCGTTGTGCTGTCTGCAGGCCGTCGCGCGGGGCGCTGTACGGATCGGCCAGATAGGCTGAGAGACTGCGGCCGGTCACGGTGTAGGCACGTTGCCCCCATCGGATCTCCTCGCCGTATTCCTCAACAGCAAAACGCCAGGTCAGACCGTTGATCGCGGCCTCGACTTCGACGGGTGCGCCGCCGGAGGGTCGCACCAGATCGAGATCGGCTTTACTCACCAGGGTGGCGTTTAAAGTCCATGCCCAACTATCGCGATCGGTGCCGATGGACAGCGCCGACACGGGGATCGGTACGCTGTCAACTAGGCGGGTCAGACTTACGGTGTTCATGACAAAATAGACCTTCTGTATGTTTGGCCGGGCGATGTCCCAGCTGTGCGGCTTGTACCAATATGGGTCTTTGGGGCCGGTCCATGTGCCGTCGTAGCAGTGGCGCGTGTAGTTGCTGCTTTGATCCGCGAATAGCAACTCGGCACCGTTGGGGGCCGTGTAGCCGCTGGTAAATTCAAAGACCAACGCATCGCCGCGCGGCGGGTCGTAGCGCCAGATGCACCAGCGCGGGTACCAGTGCGGTCCGCTGACGATGGGCACCTCGACGTCTTTGGGCGGCGGGGCGCTGTACCAGGCTGCCAGGGGCCGGGCGATATCGTCGAGGCTGTCCCACCCTAGCTGTCGGGCCGTGTCGTTGGCCGGTGGGTGGTGGTAGCCGGCCAGCAGGTGCGCGGTGCGCTCCATGAGCGTGCCGCCCCAGGGGATAATCAGCCGCTCGCGGTTGTTGCGGGCCGGGTGGGCGTAGCCCAGGCCGGTTGCCCGCTGCGGGTTGTGCTGCAAATTCTGCCACGGCGCGGATGTCTGCCGCTCGGCGACGGGGATTGTCTGCCAGGGCTGGGGCGTGGCCTGCGCAATGTGCTGTTGCTTGCCCCAGGGTAGCGCGGTGCAGGGTCCGCGCTGCGGTGCCTGGCGGTGCGGGGCCTGGGTGCGGCGCTCGATGTTTCGGCCCGCGCCCCAGGCGGCCCGATAGGCGCCGCCGACGGGCGCCGGAACATACCAACTCTCGGCTGTTTGGGCGCTGCCGGCGATATCGAGGTCGATCGTTGCGGCGATCGGGGTGCCGAGGATAGCCGAGGCGCCGGTCGCGACGCCCATGGCGACCTCGGCGGATACGCTGTGCACGCCGCCGGCATCGGCGGTCATCTGGATACCGAGATCGACCGGGGCCGCAACGGTGTACACGGTGCCCATGTCGGCGGTGGCGGTGATGCCCATGTCGACATGGACCGACAGCTCCAGCGGGCCGTCATCGGCCGGGGGGCCGGGCGCGCCGAAGATGATGCTGTCGCCTGCCGGTGGGGTGTAGCTCACCGAGCGGTCGGCAAATACCAGGCGGTCGCCGGGTGGCGTGCCGCCGAAAGTCACTGAGTCGCCCGGCGGGGCGCTGTAGATCGGCTGTGATGCGGCGAGGAACTGCAGCGCGTCAGCCATCGTTCATGCTGAATACCAGCGCGCCCGGCTGAAACATCACCGCTGCACCGCCCGCCACGACGGTTTTGCTGGCAGCCAGTGCCGCCCAAGGCAGCAGATTGCCTCCGGTTTCGGCGTCGTAGAGGGCCGCGCCCTTGACCTCGCCCCAGTCGTCGACCGGCTCCGGGTACAAAATGGCGCTGGCGTTGACGTGGGCGCCGTCGGTTTCGCGCGGTATCCAGATCGTATCGTCCGGCCCCTGGGCCAGCCGTGCATAGTCGGCGGCCGCCACTTCGACCAGCCCGCCGGGGTCAGTGGGCAGCGCGGTGAGCAGCGCCAGCCAGATGCCGGCCGGTTTGGTCCAGGTGGTGGAGCGAAGCAGGTGGCCGAGGATCTGTTGTTCGAGATATTCCGAGGTGGCCATGGGGTTCCTTTAGGTTTGCGGCGGGTTGCCGTCGTCGTCGACCTGGTAGACGCGGTCGTAGGCCAGGACGTTGCCGTAACCTTCGGTGCGATCGTCAAAGGCGGACACCACGTAGGGCTGCGCCAAGGTCTGCTCGGGAAGATGTCGAAACGAAAATGTTCCGTCGGCGGCGGAAACCGTACTGATAACGTATGTGCCCGTGCGCCTGTAGCGCACTTCTACCCGGCGTTGCACAGGTTGCCCGTCAAGCAGAGTCTGGCCTTCAATGCGGTGCGGGCGATCAGCCCACGGCTTGTCGGCCGTCATGCCCCAATGTGACGATAAAACACCCATTAATCCCAGCTCCCGCTGATGTCTGTATGAAGTTGCCCATTGTACGTAATGTTTGCCGATGGCCTCACATCCAACGCGAGAAGAGTTTTCCCATCGTCGATATATGTCTCACCATGAGTTATTGGAAAACCTGCCAGCGGCTGATAAATCCCTCGCAATTTACCACGTACGAGGTATTGGCTATTTTCATCGGCAGCGATACAAGAAATTGCCACGGGCAAATACATAAAGTTTTGCCCTTCAATCTGCGATACGTCGGTGTAATTATTGCCGCCGCCAGGCGGTCCGGCATTGCCAAGCGCAACCATGCTCGTCCCAGCCCCTGTCGTCCCATAGATTGATTTATGAACACTGAACTTTGAATTGCGTCCGACACTGGCGGAATAATTTAAATCGAACCAAATATTTCCGTATGGCAAATACGATGCAGTGTTATGTCCGGCACAAAATGAGTTATACGGGTCGTTGGTTACTGTGGAATCGAATTCTCCAAAACCGTGTGGAATCATTCCGTACCGGGAACTTAACCAGACATAAACAGTACGTTCGTCCGCAAAAACTATCCACTCTTGAGAATAGGTTGCATCGAACCGTTTCCCGAAATATTTGGCGCCCCACTGCCCCTGTCCAGTACTCACATCCGACATCGACTCAAAGGCGCGGACCTTCGCCACATCGGCATCGGCCTGCGTATCATCGATCTGGTAAAACTGTCTGGCACCTTCGAACGCACGAAAACAGGCAATATTGCCGCTCTCGGCAAACGGTTCTTCCCACCCCGCACCCGGGATGGTCGCAGTGATGGTACCCATGGCCGCACAGTCGGCGATGCCCGTCGCCGGGAACGAGAAGGTGGAGGCATCGGCGGCATTAATACGCCACTCGCCATTTAAGGTGGTTGGGGTGGCGCCGGATATCTCTATAACCGTGCCGATGCCGAGCGTATTGCCGCCGTCGACCGTGGCCGTGGCGACTGCGCCACTGACCACCAGCGAGGTTATGGAGATATTGCCGTAGCCTGTGACCAAGCACGCCCGCAACTGCGCGGCCTGGCTGCCGAGCGTGGCAGACGGGTGCGCCGGCGCGCCCGGGTCGGTCGATCGATAAACACGGACGGTACTCATCAGTTAGCGTCTCCTCGGATATGCAGTGTGAAATTGTCGGTCGGTTCTTCCACCGGGCCGGGCATGGTGGCGCGGGCCAGCCACATGGGAGCATTGGCTGCGCTGGTATCAAACCGCAGGCAGTTGCCCGCGGCCCAGCCGGTGCCCCAGCCGCGATAGTCGAGCGTAAAGTACGGCGCCTCGGTGGCGGGATTGATCGGCGCCACGTTGCTGCTGGTGGTGCCGCTGGCGATGACGCCCATCTGCTCGGCGATCACGTCGAACTCGGTGGCGCTGGTGAACTTGATGCACCAACGCTGCGCCAGGGCGCCGCGGTTTGTTACGGCGATCGGGTAGTGCAGGCTGTCGTATTTGGCGGTGGTGTCGTCGCCGCTGCGTGTGTTTTGCCAGACGTTGTCCCAGACCTTCTGGGTGAACTGACGCACGATGCGGGCGGCCAGGTCGCCGAAGATCAGCGCGCCGCTCACCTGCGTCTCATTAGCCGGGTAGTCGTGGGTGATGGGGCCGACGGTGCGCAGCAGACCATTGATCTGCGCCTCGCTGAGCAGCACCATGTCCTCGATGCGGTGCGCTGCGATGAGCGGCTGGCTGTAGGCCGACAGGTCGAGCGGGTCGGCCATGGTGACGGTGCCGGCGGTTTTGTCGACGGTGTAAAGGGTTTCGAGCAGCAGGGTGCCTTCCTGGTCGCGCAGCTCGACCTGACTGAGGTTGGCGCGGTCGAGGGTGACCTGCTGCCCGGCGGTGAGGTTGTCCGGCAGCAGCTGGTCGGCGGTGTGGTGGATGACGGCCACGTCGCCGTCGCGCAATATCGGCACGCGCCCGTCGATGGGCAACCGCACCGGCTCGATGCCGATCAAGTCGGCGGCCAGCGGCAGGTAGCTGTAGACCACGGCATTGTAGAGGGCCTGGTCGGCCAGTACGTTGGTGGGTCGCCAGATCTGTCCGTCTTCGACCAGGTCGGCGTCGTACCAGGGTTCGTCCTCGTTGCCTGCGGCGGTGACCAGCTCTCCAAAGTAGAGCCTCGCCACGCCGACGGCGGTGTCGATGGTGCCGTCGATGCGGTCGGCGGTCAGGGTGCCGTCGGTGTCGGCGGTGGCGGTGAGCTGCTCGCCGACCGGCGTGGTGGCACGCACCGACAGGGAGCCGTCGCGTACCGGTGCGCCGGGCAGTCGGAAGATAGCCTGCACCGGGTCGGCGCCGCCGGCGCGGGTGAGCAGGGTCAGCAGAGTGACGTCGGTGTCGGTCAGCTGGGGGTAGGTGTCGAGGCTGGCGATGCCGGTTTCGTAGTTGATCGACCCGACCAGGGTGCCGGCACCGGTGGCGTCGTCGCGGTCGCGATAGAGACTACCTGCGCTGTCGTAGTAGAGGTTGCCCGCCAGACTGAAAAGCACCGAACCGGCGATGAGCGGCTCGACGCTGGTGGGGACCAGGTCGATCTGCAGGGTGCCGGCGCCGATGCTGTCGGTCTGGTCGGTCCAGTCGGCGACGACGTCCTGCTGATAGTGGGCAATGACGGAGGTCGGCACGGTCTGCGACGCGGAGACGTAGGTTTTGACGGTTTTGTATGCGCCGTGCCGGCCACTCAATCCGCCGCTGGCCTGGTACGCGACGGTTTTGTACTGGGCGTACTGGTAGTCGCTGCAGGCGATCATGGTCACGGCGCCGGTGGTGTAATCAATCGTCCCGGTGGTGCCGACAAGGCTGCCGCTACCGTCGTCATGGGCGGTTTTGGTGCGGTTGCGTTTTTCGATATCGCCGGAGGCGAATACCTCCTTGATCTGCTCGACGGTCCATTTGAGCGACACGCTGCCGGGGCGCAGCGGCGCATCGGGAATCGTGAAGCTTACCTGCTGCCCGGCGGCGGTCAAATCCATGATGGTGGCGCTGTCGGCAAGCTCCTGCCGGTAGCTGATTTCGATGGCGTCGCCGCTGGCCGGGATGGGGTGCGGGGTGAATCTGATCTGGCCGGCGCCGTAGCTGATGGTGCCCTCGGCATCGCCGCTGAAGACCCCCGCGCCGGTATCAAGCGCGGTGTAGGCGCCGCCGCCCCAGGTCATGGTGATGCTTCCGGGTTCAATGCCGTCGTGGGGCAGGTCGTGCTCGATGATGACGTCGTCGCCGTCGATGGCTCCGGCGCGGACCTGGGCCTCGATGCCGGTGCCCCAGGTCATGATAATGCTGCTGTCGACGTCGGGCAGGGCGCCGACGGTCAGCACCAGCGAGCCGGTGGCGTAATCAATCGTCCCGGTGCCGATGCCCGACTCGGTGCCGACCAGTTCACCGCGGCCATTGTCTTGCAGGCGGTACCAGTTGCCAAGCGCCATGTAGTCGACGGTCAGGGTACCGGGGGCCGGCAGGGGCTGCAGGTTGGGCGTGTAGTTCCAGGCGCGGTTACTGACCTCGATGAAGATCTCCAGACTCTGCTGTGCCTCGGTGACGGCGGCGGCCGGGGTGGCGGTGAGTGTGACGGTCTGGCTCCAGCCTGCCGGACCGTCGAGGGTGATGCGCCCGGCATCGTAGTCGATGGCGGCGCTGTAACCGCCGTCGTCGACCAGCGCGATCAACTCGCCGTCTTTGTCGATAAATTCGTGGCCGTCGATGGTCAGAGCCAGGGAGCCGGGCAGGATGCCGCTGCGCAGGTGGATGACGGCCGCATCGGCGCTGCGCGTGCCGGACCAGGTCAGGCTGCCCGCGCCGCCGCAGGCGACCATGGTGGTCCCGCTGCCGAAGATGAGTTGATCGACCACGGCGGTCTCGACCTGACTGGTCGGCACCAGCTGGTTGTAGATGCTGTCGACCTGCAGGGTCATGGCGCCGCTGCTTGCCGCCTCGGTGAGTTTGGAGACGCCGAAGTAGCGCGCCGCGTCGGCCACGGCGGTGGCGTGCACGCGGGTGGTGGCGGTGCCCATGTAGGGCGTCGGGTCAATGCCGGGAAATGTATATTGCAGGGTCGCCGACAGTTCGATGGTGACCACGTCAACGCTGAAACTTCCATAGGTGGCGTGGGTGTAGCTCTGGCGTTCGGCGCTGATCGCCGTGATGCGCAGATACTGTTGCTCGCCGGTGACGCTGTTGCGCAGCACAATGGTCTCGGAGACTTTCGGCAGGTCCGTGTCCGGCTGCTGAAAACAGACGATGGTGCGCTGCCCCTCCAGCTGATCGCCGAGCAGGCGCAGGGCCAGGGTCTGGGCGATGGCCACATAGCTCTCGATGTGGTCTTTGGCCGCGCCGCGCTCGTCGTAAAAGTCGTCGGTGCTGAACAGCGTGACGTGCACGTTGTCGTCGTCGGGCGGGTCGGTGATGATGGCGTGGCTGCCGTAGTACATGTCCTGGTTGTCGGTCAGGACGGCGAGAAACCCTTTGCGCAGGCTGACACGTCCGTAGACGCGGTCGAGGCGGCTGATGTCGGGGAACAGGTTGTTGATCGCGCCGTCGGTGACTTCGGAGCCGGTCATTTCGCCGCCGCCGTCCTCATAATCGGTGAGGCGCTCGGAGGCCATTAGTTTGATGTCGGTTTTTAAAATGCTCATGCTACCTCTTTGAAATAGAGGGTTACGATGTAGGGCTGATCGTCTTCCGGATGCGCCACGTCCCACACCGGATCAGCGGTGAGGCGTTCGTCGGTCCAGATCACGGTGTGCGCGCTGCCGTCGTTGAGGGTCAGGGTCATTTGCAACTCGGGCGTGTTGGCTTTGGCGCGCAGTTGTTCGAGCAGATCACGGCGTACCCAGGCGTGGTTTTCGCCGCCGGACAGGGTGATCGGCCTGCCGGTCTGCTGCGCCATGGCCTGCACCACCAAGGCACCGTCGAGGGTGACGGTCTCCTGTTGCGCTACCGGGGTCCAGCGGTATTCGTCGGTCCAGATCAGGTCGGCCGGCAATGTCAGTTCGTCGATGGTGATCATGTTACCCCCCAGAGGTCACGGCGCCCGATTGGCGCAGCACGTCGAGCAGGCGGTCGGCATCGCCCTGGCCGAACTGGCCGGAGACGCTCTGGCCGTTGGGCGCTTTGAATTCCACCGTAACTTTCCGGGCCGCGCCCTGGGGCGCCGGTGCGAGCGGCCCGGCGGCCTGCAGTTCGCGCTGGCGCAGGGCGGCCGTGGCGGCGGCGAGCTGGTTGCGGGACTGCAGGCGCAGGGCGTCGCGCTGTTTGCGGACCATGTCGCGGGCGTGCTTGCGCAGGGCGCTGGACATCCAGCTGCCGCGGCCGCTCATGTCGTAGATCTCGCGGCGGTACTGTTTTTCGTATTGCGCGAGCTTTTCAAACGTATCCATTCCCTGGATCATCTCGGTCGTGGCGTTCCACTGGTCGTGGAAATATTGGGCCATGCTCTGGCCGTCACCACTGCCGCCGGAGGGTCTGCCGGTCTGTCCCTCGCCATCATCGGACTGTTTGTCGAGCGAGCGGTTCAGGCTGTCGACCTTGCTCTTGGCGCTGTCGGCTGCCTTGCCGACCTTGGCCAGCCCGCCGGCGGCTTCGTCGCCGCCTTTTTTGCCGGCTCGGCCGACCTCGGCGAGGCTGTCGGCCAGTTTTTTACTGGCGTGCTCGCTGGTTTTGGCGATACCGATCATCTCCTCCCAGCGGTGGCGGGTCGCCATGGAGGCGCGCTGCAGGGCCAGTTCGGCGTCGACCATGGCGGCACGTGCCTGGCGGTATTCGTGGCTGTCTTCGCCGTAGATCTTGGCCGACTGCTGCATGGTGGCGCGGCGCATCTCCAGTACGGCGCGGGCCAGCTCCTCTTCGGCCTGGGCCTTGCGATGGGCGTACTCGACTTCGGTGATCCATTCGAGTTCGAGGGATTGTTCGAGATCGAGCAGCTTTTTTTCGAGGCGTTGCTGCAGCTCTTTTTCTTCGTCGGCGTACTGCTCGGCCTGCTCTTGCATCTGGTGCTGGTGCAACTGCTGCACGGCGGCGACGTAGTCGGCCTCGGCCTGGAGTTTGGCGGCCAGGGCCTTGGCGTGCTCTCCGGTGCCCTCTTGGGTGGTCTTGAGGGCGACGGCGGCCTGGTAGTAGGCCTCGGCGAGCTTTTGCACGTCGGCTTTGAGCAGGGCCTGTTCGTCGCGGGCACGGGTCATGGCGGCGGTGAGCAGGTCTTGTTTTTCGTGGTAGCGCAGGACGGCCAGCTGGACCTTTTCGAGGGCCTGCTCCATGGTCATGAGCGACTGGCCGGCGGTGGCGCCGGTGGTGCGTAAGGCGCCGTTGACCTGGTTGAGTTCGTCCTTGACCTGCTGCAGCCTGCGCTTGGCGTCGGCCAGCCGGACTGTGGCGACCTTGGCGTCTTCGGTCAAGCCGCCGAACCAGTTGGTCTGGTTCGCGCGGTCCTGCAGGTCGATGACCATGTTGGTCCAGTAGTTGTGGGTGTGGGCGATTTCCTTGCGGATGGTCTGCAGATCCTCCACGGTCTTGCCGTTAAGGCCAGGCAGGCGGAAATCCTTGTATTTGTCGAACTCTTGCAGGGTCTCGCCGACGCCTGCCATCAGGCGCCGATGCGCGGCGTCTGCTTCCCCGGCGGCCTCGCGCCATTCGCGGATGGTCTGCACCAGCTCGATCACACGACCCGGGGCCAGGGCGGCCTCGTAAACAAGTAAACCCTTGAGGGCCATTTTGGCCATGGTCGCAGCACCGGCCATTTGCGTCAGGCCGCCGGCGGCATCCACCGCCAGGCCGGCCAGCTTCTTTTTGCGCAGCAAGTCAATGGTGGTGCCGATAGTCAGCATCGCTTTGTTGGCCAGACTGAGGGCGTAGACCGCCCCGCCGGCGCCGATCAGGCCTGCCACCAAGTGTTTGTTTTCCGAAACCAGCCACGTCAGGCCTCTGAGCACCGGCAACAGCCCCACGGAGGCCACGTCCATCAACTCCCGGTTGAGGGCTGACAATGCGTTTGAGAAGGCCTGGGTCTGGTTGGCCGGGGTATCCTTCATTTTGGCGTAGGCGTCCTGCATGCTGCCGCCGGCGTTACCCATATCGGCCATGACCTGGCGCAGACCAGTTAGGTTTTGGGTCAACGCCAGCACTCCGGTGCGGGCCTCAACATCGGGGATAAGCATCCGCATTTGATCGAGGGATAAATTCTTCTGCGCGATCTGCTCAAGGGTCGGAATCAGACCCCGCCAGGTAATGCCCAGGGCTGCGAATTGTTTTTTTGATTCGGCAGTCGGTGCGGCCAAGGCGTTGATGGCACCCTTGAGAGCGGTGGTGGCTTTGGGGGTTTGGATACCGGCCTTGGTCATCGCGGCAATCGCCGCGCCGACCTCCCGATAGTCGACCCCGGCGGCCTTGGCGGTGGGTAGCGTATCGCCCAGGGACTGGGCCAACTCGGGAAAGGTGGTCACGCCCGATTTGACCGTCTGGAACAGCGCGTCATAGACGGTACCCAGTTCGCCGATATTCAAACCGTAGGCATTGATAACGCCAAGCCCGGTCTGAGCGGCGGTCTTGGTGTCGGTCACCCCGGCTACGGCGGCCTGGGCGGCCTGCTCCAACACCCTGGTCGAATCGCCCAGGGCCACCCCGGCAGAGAGAATGTCGTATTCGGCGGCCGCCAGGCTTGCGGCGGACTGGGGTATTTTGAGAGATAGATCGCTGATTTCATCACCCAGCCCGCGCAGCCCCTCGGCGGACAGCTCCGTCATGGTGTGCACCTCGGACAGCCTCTGGGCGAAGGCGCTGTAGTCCTGCCATGCGCGCAAGCCCAGGTAGGCTCCGGCCAGGCGTTTGATGTGCAGAGTCAGATTGCTGGTGCTGGCGATCTGCTGCTTTTGCGCACGGCCGATCTGATCATACTCGGCGCGCAGTTGGGCGGTGCGGGTCTTGAGATTGGTGGCGGCCTGGGCCAGCTCCTTTTGCGACAGCACACCCTTGTCGCGCAGCAGGGCATATTGCTTGCGCAACTCGGCCACCTCGTGATTGACCGAGCGCATGGTGCGCACGTCCAGCGCGCGACTGGCCGCTTCCAGGGCCTTGGCCACCCCCGGCACGTCGGAGCGCAGGCGACTAAACTCCCCCTGGATGTTTTTCAGGCCGGTCTCGGCGCCCTTGGTGTAGGCTGAGATAACGAGCTTGAGATGTTTTTCAGCGCTTGCCGCCATCTTTTATCACCTTCAAAAAGAACCCGCCGCCCCAGTTCCAGGGCTCTGGGTAGCCCAGTTGCATCAGTTGCGCACAGAGCCCTTCAAGGACGCTGCGGACAGATTCGGTGCCGCGGCCGCCATGCGCCGCACCATGCCGAGAAAAAAAGGGTTGGTCTCTTCGGCCGCCGCCCACAGCGCCTCGAGGGCGCTGGGGCTGTGCTTGTGCAGTGCGGCCCGCTCCAGGCCGGTGGCCCGAACCACTGCCTCGCTGGGCAGCCTGTCGGGGAACAGCAGATCGAGGCTGTCGACGGCGTCGTTCGCCACGGCGTCCATGCAGTCGGCGATTTCCGCCACCGTAAGCTCTTTGGCCGTGACGTCAGCCCCGTTGAATGGGATGATTTTCGATCGTTTCATGATGCCTCCGATGCGGGCGGCGTGTGGCCGCCCGGGTGGTTATTCGTCGTACCAGGTGATGTCGAAGGGCGTGTCTTCACCCTCGGGGATCTCGCACACCCCTTCAAGCTCCAGCGGCAAGAAATCATCCGACAAAAAGTCGAGTTCGGTATTCGATTTGAGGCGGGCATCCTTGACGACCACCTTGCAGTTGCGGCCGGTCTGGTAGTTCTGCCCGTCCAGCACCATGCGGGCACGCAGGATCGGCGAGGTGCCGCCGGTAACTTTTTTGAAGCCGACCGCGCCGTAATCGCCGGAGAGGTGCAGGACGTCCCCGTCGGTAATGGCACCGGTGGACAGCACTTTGATCATGCCGAGCCGGGCATGCAGGATGTAGTCTTCGCCCGCGGTGTAGGTGGTGACGTCGCTCTCGTCCTTGACCACGATGTTGCTCAGCGACTCCTTGCCGATCTCAACATAGCGGTCGTGGATCGCCGTCACGGACATCGGGCTGCCGGCATCGATGCTGCCGGATGCCTGCTGACCGGCCACCACGTCGCCGCCGAACAGGACGGCCAGGTTTTCGGCATCGATCTGGTTGATGGTGACCTTGACGGTGGTTTTGCCGGGTACGGTGGCCGAGGCGATGACTTGGCCGTAGTTGGTCCTGCCCTTGCCCGTCTGCTCCTTGACCTCCGATTCGGTTTGCAGCGCGAACTGGGTGCAGGCGCCCTCCAGCTTGGCGCCCTGCCGGACGCCGGCGCTGGTCAGCCGGTCGAAATACAGATCGCCGGCGCCGAGAAAACTTTCCATGGGGGTTCTCCTTTATTGTCTGGATGCGGGTTGCTGGCTCTTGAGTTTGTAGGTGCCCTGCATGACGCACAGGTTCAGCTTGCGGCTGTAGCCGACCAGGCCCTCTTTTTTCAGGACCAGGCGTCCGGCGCCGTTCACCAGCAGCCGGTGCAGCTTGCCGCGCGCCTGCTGGATGGTGCGATAGGCGCCGTGGCGCGCTTCGTCTTCGCCGCGCAGGTTGCGGTCGGCTACGTAGATGACCACCTCCAGTTCCTGCAGATCCAGGTTGCCGCGGGTGTCGTTGTCGAGGCCGGGCACGCAGATCATGACGGCCGGATACCGGATGGGGAACTGGCCGAAACTGTCCGGACTGAACTCGCCGCCGTAGCTTTTAAGGGTTTTTAAACCCTCGTTCAACAGCGGTGTAAGCGCGGCTATGCAGGCGTCTTCAAGCTCTTCGTAAGTCATGACATGATCCTAGTATTGATCGAGGGTATCCGCGCCGAACATGCGCGGCGGTGTCTGCACCTGCATGCCGCCGTCGCTGGCGGCTTCGGTTTGTGCGCCGGCGGCGCCGGGCAGTTTGCCCGTGCCTTTGGCGATCTCCTTGAGCAGGACCAGGTTGTCCTTGTACTGCGTCGCGCGCGCCTCGGGGATCAGCTCCTGCCGCCGGGCGTAAAGGTGGTAGGTCGCCATGTCCGCCGACAATTCGATGATGATCGGCGGAACCGGCACAAACGGCACCTGATAGCGGCCGCCGCACCATGCGTCGATTTCGCTGTCGGCCCGGCCGATGGCGGCATTGACATTGGCGAGATCGACGGCACCGAGGTTGGCATCGTCGGTCAGCTGGATCAGGATCTCTTCGGGGATGCGCTCGCGGATGTCGTTGATATCGCAGTACATGGGATGCTCCCGGTTCAATCATCCGGGGCGGACCGGCCGCCCCGGATGGTGCCGATTTAAACGTCAATGGGCCTCGGCCTGTTACCCTCCGGTCACCGTGGCCTTGGCGATGCCCTTCATATTGGGGCTGGGGAAAGGCTTGCTGTTGCCGATCAACGTGACGCCGCTGGGGTTTTTCTTCTCGAGCGGTTTGACGAACATCGGCAGCGGCTGCAGATTGGCGTCCAGATCGTCGAGGGCTGCGTAGGGCATCACGTGCCCGGCATCCATGGCGACGGCCAGCAGATCGGTATCGCCCACGGTGGGGACCATGGCGCCGCTCTGCGGGTTGCGGTGCTTTTCCGTCCGTCGCTTGATCAAAAAGCCGCCGACGTCGATGCCCTTTTCGCTGATCTCGACGCGCACCTTGGCGGTGGTGGTGACCTTTTCGGCGAGCACCAGCAGGGCAGCGTAGGCGGTCTTGCCGGCCCACCATTCGATCACCCCGCCGTAGCCGTTGTCCTGCAGGGCTTCCTGAATATCCTGCAGCTGCTGCATGACGTGACTGATCTTGGCGTCGGCCGCATCCCACAGCTTGTCCGGCGCGTAAGGCACCGGGGTGCCGAAAGCGACCTCGTAGGTGTCGAAGGCGCCGCCTTCGAGCTGCACCGGCCAGGACAGGGTGCCGTGGATGGCGATGGCGGCCATCGCCTCGGTGGTCTCGCGGATGGTGCGGCGCAGCAGGTCGGTCTTTTGCTGGGCCCAGGCTTCCTTGCTGGCCGGACCGAGCAGCTTGAGGTTGTTGAGGTCGTGAGCGCCCACAAACACATCCGGATGGATCGGGAACGGCTCGAAGAAATCGGCCTGCCCCGTGCTCGCAGCGATGGGGATCGACGGGGCGCCGCGCCGGGTCAGGGCCATGGCGCGCACCACCGTATTCACATCGTCGCGCCCGATGATCGGCAGCCCCAGCTGGGGACGATCGTCAAAGACCGTATCGATGACCGGGCTGCGCAGCACCGGCAGCGCTTTGAGATATTTCACGATCGCATTGGGCGTAAACAGGCCGCGAATGCTGACAACGCCGGCGGCGCCAAGCAGGGGCATATGCACTGTGCCATCCGCCGGCAGCCCGGTCGCCCACACCGAAGCATCCGGCATCGCCATAAAGGTCGCCACCGCGATGAGCAGCAAACAAAGCCAGGGGGTAAAACCGTTAAAACGTTTCATGACAATCTCCTCGATAGAGTGTGGTTACTTACATGGGGAAAATACCGGCGCCGCGCAATCCCTTGAGCAAGGCCGCCGACGGGGTTGCCTTGGCGACGGCACCGACCTTGAGGGCCTGCTTGGCCACGGTGCCGTGGACAACGGCGTTGCCCGAGGTTTCAGCCGAGGTGTCGACTTCCTGGTCCAGCACGGCATCGATGCGGGTGATGTAATCGACGATGACGTCGGTGCCGTTTCCGACGTTGGCGGCAAAAGTTACATCCACCGTGCCGGTGGCATAGTTGACGGTCCCGTTGCCGCCGGCGTCGCCAACCAGGCGGCCGCATCCGTCATCGGCAAACGTTTCCACGCCGTCGGACACCACCACGCTGCCGGGTTGCAGCGGCAGGGCAGCGGCCAGGGTGCCGGCAAACTGAGCGGTGGCATCGTCGCCGGCGCCGAGCACCTCGCCGGACACTTCCTGCAGCGGCTTGCCGACATCCGCGCCGTCGCGGGTAAGCAGCAGGCCGACAGGATAGGTGCCGTCATCGGCGGTCAATTTGACGCCGACCAGCACCGGGCCATGCCCGGGCAGGCCGGCCTTTTCGTCATTGCGGCTAAAGCTTGCGGTTTTGCCATTGATGGCCATGATTTACTCCTTGTTTAAAAGACAGTGATTAAACCCGGTCGGTAAGAGGCTCGGCAAAGCAGGCCGTATCATCCTTCTCCTGCTTCGGTTCCCTGCTCATCTGCCTGAACAGAGGATGGCTGCCGAGATCCTCGAGAAAATCCATGAACGCCTGGCGCGGCGCTACCTTCTTGTCCTCGGAAAACGCCACTTCGACGTCGCTGCCCTCGATCGCCTCGAGGAAATCGACCACAAAGGTCTTATGCTGGGGCAGCAGCTTGCCATCCTTGACCAGCTGCTCCGCAAAGGCCGTATCGGCTGTTCGGCGGGCATTGGTTTCCTGCTGGTTCAATCGCGCTTCGCGCTGGGTCAGTTCGGCCTCTTTGGCCGCGATCTCTTCCGGAGTCATGTGACTCTCCTTTCTCGGCGGTTCGCCGAACTCGGGTTTAACGGTCTCTTCTTTGATCGGCTCGGGGCGCATGGCCTCGGCCGTTATCTCTTCCAACTTCCATTCCTCGATGGCCTGTTCGGCCTTCTCCTGCCCGAACTGCTCGATAAAAAAGTTCTTCATCTTGCGCAGTACCCTGGCGATAGTGCAATCGGTCCAGTCGCCGAACTCGACGGTCACTGGCGCTTCGCCCTCGGCGAAATTGGCCGCCTTGAGCCCTTTGACCGCAGGCGGCTGCGCCCCGAGCACCCCGAGGTGCCGCAGGTAAAAAACGCCTGGCACCGGGTTGCGCGGATCGTCCGGCGCGTAAAAGCTCGCCGAGCGTTTCTTGTAGCGACCGGCCCGGTGCAGTTCGGCAAACCCCGGATCGACCTGGTCGGGCTCGCCGAGCAGCTGTCCGTCGGCAAACTCCAGCTTGCGAATCCAGCCGTACGCCGGATCGTCATGCTTGGGGTGCCCCAGCACGATGGGCGCCTCATGCAACTTCGGGTCGTAGGCCTGGGCCGAGGCCTGCAGCATGGTTTCGGTGAATTCATACGTCTGACCGTTGGTGGCGACGTACTTGCCCGGCTTGAAAATATGCACTCGCTTCATAGGTAACTCTCCCTGGTGTCAGTGTGGGCAGAGACTTTTTTCAAAACCCCGTTTAAACCCCGTTTAAATTCCTCTATATGGGCCGCATCCGAAAAACACGGGGGTTCGCCCGTTTTGGCTCCGCTCAACGGCTGAGCGGCTATTTTTTCAAGGCCATGGCCATGTGATCCTCGACGATGCCGACGATCTCCGTTTCGTCGTCGTCGCCGATGCCGAGAAACGGCCTTGCCGGCAGATCCTGGTGCAGCGTGTACGGCTCGATGCGCGCCCATACCGGATGCCGGAGCGGCTGGCCGAAGGCCGTCTTGATCAGCCGGGTATGGGCCGGGATGCTCACCTGGCCGGTAAAGCCGAACTGATGCGCTGCGGCATACGGCACGTTGGTGCCCACGGCGACCGACGTTTGCCCCGCGCGGTAGTTGATCGATCCGCGCAGGTGATGACTCTCGGTCAGAATCTTGGGATGCTTCTTGCGCGCCCTGGTGGCCGGCTTGACGTCCTGCCATGGCCGACCGTCCGGGTCGGTCTGCCGGTCGAAGTTGTCCTCGGTGGACTGCACCAGGTATTCGCCGATGTTCTTCATCGCCGGGGTCAGATCGCCGGCGGCCTCGTCCAGTTTGCGCAGCCTCTCTTGCACCTCGGCATCGTCGTAGCTGCCGTCGAATGTTTGCCTGGCGCCTGCCATCAGCGTTGCTCCCGTTGGCCGGTTTGGGGGTTGAGCCACTGCCGACCGACGTTGTAGTCCCAGCCCGGATCGATGCCGACCGGCACCTGGTGGATCTCGCCTGTGGCCCGGTCGGTCCAGGCGTAGGTCTCGATCGCTGGCGCCGTGTCCGGCCCGGCTTTGCCGAGCTTGGCCATTTGTCTCTCGGACAGCGCCTCGACCCGGCACTTGCAGCCCCATCCGTTGGGCGGGTAGTGGGTCTGCCACCAGGGATCGTCCGCTGCCAGCACCAGGCCATCCCAGGCCAGATGCTGGGGTCTCGGCTGGCGGCTGTCGCCGTGGCGATAGCGCCAGTAGGGGCGATAGGCCAGCACGTCCGGATCGGTCATCTGCGCGTAACGGCCGGCCTGGTGCGCTGTGCGCAGGTTGGTCTCAAAAATCACCCGGCTGCGCCAGCCGCGGCCGCCGTTGTAGTTCCAGCCGTGGCGGGTGACGATGGCGTCAAAATCCTTGCGGAAGTCGGCCAGGGTCTTGCCCTCGGCCAGGGCCGCGTCGATGGCCTGGCGGAAATCGCTGAGCAGTTCGTCGCGCTGCGCCCCGGCGATCATGAAGCCGCGGGCGTGCATGCCTTTCCAAAGGTCGTCCCAGCTGGCGGTGGGGATATTGACCTTTTGGCGGAAAAAGGCGATCGCTTTGTCAAAGGGCAGATCGAGCGCGTTGACACTCATTGGCCGCCCTCCACGTTGTCGCGTCCCGTAAGGTCAGCCAGGGCCAGGGCCTGGGCCAGGGCGTTGGCGGTAGGTTCCAGGGCCATGTCCGGGTAGAGGTCCAGCAGGCGGTCGCGGGCGTCCTCAAGGCTGCCCGCTTGGCTCAGCAATCGGTAGACGGCCTCGACCAGGTCGCCGCCATCGGCTTGCGCCATGGCCTTGTCGGCCAGTTGCTGGACCAGGTCGGTGGCGGGCGCGGTGCCAGTCTCCGCAAAGTCGGCCGGTCCGGGCGTTGCGGGCGCCTCCAGGTCGAAGTCATCCTCCTGCAGGCCGTAGCGGCGCACGTAGTAGCTCTTGCGGAAGCGCACGCCGGTCTCCTTGAGGATTTTGTCGCGGTCGGCGAACTCTTTTTGCGGCTCTTCCTCCTCGAACCACTTGAAGGCGGGCGTCGGTACACCGGGTGCGTTGATCTGCCCGTAGAGCCAGGCGATGTCTTCCATGGAGGTTTTGACCAGTTTCTGGTCGCCGTCGCGGAAGTCTTCGAGGATGTCCTCGTGTACCTGGCCCTGCGCGCGGCTGCCGCCCTGGGCGCTGACCTCGGCGGTGAGGGTCTGACCCATGATGACCTTGCTCATCTCGGCGTCCATGGCCGACTTGAGCCGGTCGTGGATGTCGGCGGCGGCGCCGCCTTTGTTCTCCAGGATCTCCACCGTGCCGCCCTGGGGGATGACGGCGCAGGCGTCGCGCACCATGGCCGCGAGCTTGCCCAGCATGTCCTGTTGCTCGCTCGGCGGGGCGCCCTGGCGGTACTTGCCCAGCAGGAAAGGCATGCCGTATTTTTCCGCCAGGGTGACCCAGAACTTGATGCCGCCCTTTTTGAAGGCCACCGGCCAGAAACAGCGCGACAGCAGCCGCAGCCCGTAGGGGTTGTCATACGTCGGGAAGTGCCGTGCGAATGCGAACTTGCCGAACGGCAGTTCTTCACCGAACCAAGGATTGTCCGCGCTGCGGAAGCGCGGTTGATTGTCCGTGTCGAAGGCGAACCAGCGCACCGGCTTGCCGATCAGATCCGCGATGCGCAGGCGCGAATCGGCTGAATCCCACATGATCTCCACCGGGGTCATGCCGTACAGGGACGCATCGAGGATGTTGCTGACCAGGTTGTACAGATCGATCTGCTCCAGGTCGGCGACCAGATCATCACGCAGCTTGACGGCGGCCGCCGAAGGCTCCTCGCCCTTGAGGCTGCCGGGCTCGAAACGGAACTCTTTTTTCAAGGTGCCGAGCTTGCGTGACTGCACCACGCTGATCAGATGCCCGTCGGCCAGCAGTTCCTGGAGGACATGCACGCCGCCGTCGTCCAGCTTGCGCAGCACCGGGTCCGGATCGGGCAGCATGCCCATGAAATCGAGCCATTCCATGGCGTTGCCGCGCGTCGCCAGTTCGCCGGTCAAGGCCGTGCGATCGGCCGTCTCGGCAAGGTCGATATATTGGTTTTCCGATAGCCACAGACCCGGCATCAGTACCCCCTGAACATGTTGGCGGCCACCCTGGGCGCGCCGGAAAGGATGGCGGTGTCAGCAATCTCGAGATTGCTTGCGTAGTACGCCAGCGCAATGGCGATGGCGGCATCGCCGTGGCGGTCTTTGTTGTCGCCAGTCTTACCCTCTGGCAGGCGCGGAATGCCCTTGATCACCTGGAGGGCGCGCAGATCGTCGAGCACGTTGCGGTCGCGGGGAACAAGAATTGTGTCGTCCTCGAAAGCGCTCTTGAGCTTGGGCATGTTTTCCAGGTACCACGACTGGCTGAGCATCACGCATTCGATGCGACCTGATCCGTAGCGGTAGGCGGTCTGCTCGGCCAGGTACTGGCCGTTGCCACGAGCATCGAGGGCGCCGGCTTGCAGCCTCGGCAGGCGGTCGACGATGTAGTTGAGTACCTGTTCTTGCTGCTTGAATGGCACGTTGCGCAACTCGACCAGGAAGGGCACGCGCCGGCGCAGATCTTGGCCGATGGCGAGGGGCGAGATCACCGTTAGGTCGCCAGAGCGGCCGAAGTCCTCGCCAAAGGTGTGTGAATCGTTCGGGTTGAGCTTCGCAAGGTGAGGCTTGAGGTGCTCCTCGCACCAGTCGCGCATCTCGGCTTCGCGCAGATGCTCGGGCCAGGCGTTGAACTCGGCCGAACCCTCGAAACGCAGGACGGGAGCCTCGCCCATGCGCGCTTCGATGAGGGCGCGGGACAGGTAAGCCCCGCCGCCGCTCTTCGGCACGCAGTAGTATTCCTCCAGGGCGTCCTCGCGGGTGGCCGTGTCGCGCAGCAGATTTTCTTTCCACTGATCTTCGGCTGCCTGACTCCACGCTACCCCCCGCACCTGGCAGATCCGCTTGTAGAGGCCATCGGCGCAGGCGTCGTCGAGGGTTATGCGGTGCACGCTGTAGCGCTTCTTGCCGGAGCGGCTATCCTGGATCAGCTCGTTAAAGAGGTTTTCAACGCCGTTGTGCGTGCTAATCAGGCGCACCTTCGCGCCCCACATGGTGAGCGCCAGGGCGGCTTTCAGAACTTCCGCCAAGTACTCGTGAAAGCCGGCCTCGTCGATGGTGACATTGCCTTGCCGGCCGCGCATGTTTGAGGGGCGCGAACTCAGTGCCTGGATTTTGAAGCCGCTGGTAAAGCGCACCGTATAGGTAAGGATGTCCTTATCCTCATCCTGGATGATCTCTTCTTCAATCTCCCCGGCCGCCCGGTTGAACGCTTTGGCCCACATGGCGCAGGCGTCGATGAACTCGATGGCCATCTCCTTGTTGGACCCGACATAGAAGTGGTTGGTTCCGCCGGCCGCCTTGGCCGCGCTTGCCGTCAGTACGGCGTCTGACGCTTCCGCCCAGGTCAGGCCGGTTCGGCGGCTCTTCTCTGCGATCTTGAGCTGCGACTCATCGGCGACCCAGCGCCTCTGGTAGGGCAGAAGAACGGATTGCGGAAGTTCGGTAGTCATGCGATCCCCAAAATCTCGCGTTTGATGGTATCGATGGAGTCGCGGCTCATGCCCTGGCCGATGAGGGTCTTCTCGGCCACAGCGGCGGCGGCTTCGGCGGCCTGCTGCTTGATCTCTCTTTCCCGTTCGACGTTCAAATTCGCCGCCTTCTCCAGGCGCATGGTGGTAAGCGCCAGATCCTTGAGCATGCCGACCACGGCCGGGGCGCTCTCTTCATCGAGGCTGCCGGTTTGCATGAACAGCGTCACGTCAAAGCTGAGCGTGCGTAGAATCTCGTTGATCAGATTGCCGACCTTGCCCTGGGGCGCGGCGCCAAGCTTGTTAATCCAGCGATCGGCAACTTCGCGGGATTGCCGCAAACGCTCGCCAACCTTGCGCATCTGCAGGTCGTAGCGGTTAACGGCACTCTTGCTAACTTTTTCCGGGCAGGCTGGATCGAGCACTTCCGGGTCGCCGGCGGTGCGCAACTCAGCCAAGATGGTATTGATGTGCTCGGTTGCCTCCACCTGGGTAATGCGCGGATTGTCCAGCATGGCCTGCAGTTGTTTCCGCACTGCTTGCGGCAACAGCTCGACGGAGGATGGCTGGCGACGCTTGGCCATTAGCGGCTCCCTGGGCCTGGGCGTTTGACGCCTGGAACAATGACGCGACCTGCAGCGACATCTCCCCCCCTGCCCGTAAGAGTGGCCACCATATATCCTGCTGCATCGCGCAACGTGATAAGCCCTTGTTCTGCAAGCCATGTCAGTTCGGTGCGGATGCGATCGCGGCTGACGCTGTGGCCGTAGTAATCCAGCGCCGACTGCAAAACAGCCTCGTTGTGGCTGTAACCGGCATCCCCGGCCAATGCCAGCAGCAAGCTGCGCCGGATATCGGCAGTGAGCAATTCAGAAAAATTCATTTACTTATCCCTCCCGAGTAACTGTTCAAGCACCAGATTGAGTTGATGGCGGCTGGCCTTCATCTCGCCGCCGAGTTCCTTAACCAGGCCAAGGACATCATCCATTCGGGCATGCACCCGACCGATGTCGGCCTGGCTTGGTAAGAGGTGCACCTCGGTCTGCAGGCGGCCGAGACCGCCTTCGAGGTTGCCGGTTCGTTCACGGTGGCGCGTGCAGCGACTCTCTTGGTCGGCAAGGATCTTCTGCAGCTCTTTGCGGTCCGGTTTTTCCGCTACATTGTTTTCGAGTGTCTTGAACCGCTTTGCGTTGACCTTTTCGCGATTGGCCCACACGGTATAGACAAAAAATGCCACCAGCACCACATCGCGCAAAACTTCATAGGTCAGCTTCCAATCCACTTACCGTCTCCCTCGCGCCCGCTCCAAGGCGGTTTGACACTTCACACACAGCCGGCAGCCGGGCACCGCTTGCCGCCGTTTCTCGGGGATCTCTTCCCCGCATTCCTCGCATTCACTCCGCCCAGGACCGGCTTGCCGCCTCCGGCGCCAGTCGCGCATGGCGTCGGCCTGCAGCGCGTCGTTGATGACCTGGGCGCGGTCGATGTCGTCCACTACGGTGTTTCTCCTGACTGATCGGCCCAGCGCTGCAGGGCGGTTTTGTCCTGGTTGGCTTCTCTCAGCGCGGCCCGCAGATCGATCGACCAGGTCATCAGATCGCGAAAGGTATCTCCCGGCACGACCGGCACTGGCGTCGGCTGCATCAGGACGGCGGGCGGATACTGGCGCTGCACGTCAATCCGCACCGGCTGCGCGCAGCTCGTTAAGCACAGCAGCAGGAATGCGCATATCAAGGCACGCTTGATAGGCTTCATCGGCCTGTCCCTCCAGTTGGGTTATGCGCCGCTTCAAGGCAGCCGTTGCCTGTCTGGCTCCGTTGCGCTCCCGCTCTCTTGCAGCCAGCAGGTTTTCGGTACGTTTTTGCTCGGCCAAGGTCTGGCGCAGGGTTTCGGTCTGATCCTCCAGGCTCTGCTGGAGTTGATCCCGCTGTGCTTTCAGTGCGCCGGTGTGGCGGATCTCGGCCCGCAGCAACCAGGCGAGGGTGACCACCAGCGCCAGCAAGGCGGCGATGGCATACAGCAGGTATCTGCTCACAGTCCCGGGAAACAACGCCCTGAGTTTGTCGATCACTGGCTATCCTCCTTTGCCCTGGTCTTGAGATAAAACCCGATGACGACACTCAGCAGGCCGATCACTCCGGTCACAACCGTTGCCACGGCCGCTGTCACCAGGGGCAGCGCTTCCGGCCGGGTGACGCGCAAGACCACCACGGTGATCAGCCACATGGCCCAGATCAGGGCCAGCCGCCGGAACAGCTTGTGTTTTTCCACCAGGTCGGTCAGCGTCACGGTCGCCTCTCAGTACAGCCAGAGCACATCCGGCGCAAGCGTTTCGTCGTTATCCAGGTGTACAAACGTCTCGCCGATGCCGATGCGGCGGATGCCGGCCTGGATCGCTAGGGCTACCAGCTCGAAACGCAGCCGCGAGTTGGGGCATTTAATATCGGCAGCCTTACCCCGCAAGTGTGCGCTGTTGGGCCTGCCGCCTTCCTTGAGGTTGTGCTGCACGCAGCGCACGCCGGACTCGATATCGAGCCTATGCCCGACCGCTTCGCGCATCTGCTGCAGGATGGCTACCAGCTGCAGGTCGATGTCGTCCCGACCGCATCCGCAATGGCAGGCGAATTCGGAGCGGTCAAAATTCGTAGTCAGATCGCCCATTAAAACCACCCGATCAGCGCCTTGATCAAAGCGCCAAGCAAAGCCCCTGCAATCGCGCCAAGGACGGTATCCAGATCTTTGGTCAGGCTGATGCCTTGCTCGGCTTCGTCTTCCGTCGGCGTGTACAGCACCCCGATGATCGACCCGACTATCAGGCCAAGCAGCGGACTCCAGCCGCTGCCGTAGAGCGCAAGCACGGCGCCAAAAAGGACATGTGCCGGCTTGATCTCGATCGTTTGGATATACGCAAGCAGGTTGTTCCAAAGAGCGGCAGTTTTGAACATGGTGCACCTCTCGATAATGTATGGGCGGGGCGGCCCGCCAACCGGACCGCCCCCTACAGGGAAGAAGAACACTTGACGCACGATGCGCCGGTTCTGACGAGATGCAGGATAGGAAATTTAGATAGATTTAGCGTGGGGAGTTGTCAGGGTTTGGCAGGGGAGTTAAGAGGTGATAGGAATTGATTGTTCGGGAGAAAGTTGGATTGGAAAATAACGAGATTTTCACACAAGTAAAACCGGGCGTGGCTCAGTGAAAGTCGCTGGGGCTGATCCATGTTCATTTGTAGCCGTCCATCGTAAACAGGAGGGAACGTCGGCATCGAATATCTGTCCACCATGATTAAGATCTATGTAAACGCGCCAGAGTCTGGAATAATCTCTAAATACGCGAGCTATTTCATCTTTTAGGGAATTTGCGATATTTTTCGGATATCGTTGTTCACCGAGTCCGTACAATGCGCTGTCGAGGCGAATGTGCAGAAGTCCCGTTTTAGCCAACCGCAACTGCCGCCTAGCCGCAGTCTTGATAACCTGGGAAACCTTGGGAGTGTTGGATAGCAATTCTTTGGCGCGAACACATACCAGGATTCTTTGACCATAAGCGGTAGCAATCCGACTGTCAGCGTCCGATATCGTAATATTTCCGGAGGGAAGAATGTAGTGCCACTTATCCCTCTCACGAAAGTTCCAACCATGCTCCCATATGGCGGCACCCGTTGGGGAAAGTGGTTTTGAGAGGTTAGTATGAATAGCAGGGTAGCTCTCGATGTTGACGGTACATCCGTACCGATGTCTCGGAGCCCGGGATCTGGCAAGCAACTCTCGGACTATTCCCCCCACCGCACCCTTTGGCGATTCCTTCAGTTCCTTGATTGATTCTACGTCAACTCGCACAATGAGACTTTTTTCCACTTTAATTAATGCATTGAAGATTTCCACGAGTTGCGTGCGGCGCCAGGTATTGATGAAAGACTCCACTTCTTTTTCAAAGGGCAATCTGGATTTGCATTCCACAAACACACCCGCCGATTTTCCAATCTCAATGTCTGGTATTGGATCATTCGAATTGTCTGGTAAAAGTTTAACAGGATGGCTGTTAATGTAACTAGCTGCGGTAAGTAACTCGTAAAGGGTGGTTTTCCATTCTGCCCCCTTGAGTTTGGAGAGTCTAGAAGTCACGCCCTCGACACGGTTTCTCGCAAGAGCAACGTCACGCAAGGAGAGGAGCCGGCTACACAGAACGGCTGAAGGAAATGAGATTTCTCCTCTTTTGTAGGAGATAATGCTTTGCTCTGTCGCATGGATGCATTCCGCGATTGGATGCATGGGCTTCGTTTGGTAGCCAAAGGCAATCGCATGAAGGTTCTGTTTTCGCGAAAATAGGGCTCGGTGGGGCGAGACTAATTCTTCGGAGGTCGACCTGCGGAGTTTCTGCTTCTCAAGCCATTTTGACGGCAACAACGATTTCGCCAATGGTAAAGCTTTCTCCACTTCATCTATCCCGATTGTAGGCTTCCCGTCGATGGTCAAGACATACTCCTTTCCAACCCACTTGAAACAGCGAAGAGCCAAAAAATGCCATGCAAATACCTACTCTATATTCGCAATTTTTCTTAATAATTATTTCTATAATATTCTGTATAAACAATTTATCTTCCAATTAATTTACAATTCATATCCCAAAATTGCTTTTTCGCATTTTTCAATAAAGACTCTCCATTTGATTGGTAAAGCCTATCCATTACCATCTCTTGTGAAGCTTCATAAATTCTACCAAGTATAAAGTCTGAATTCGGACCTTCTAACAACATTAACATTAAAATAGGAGCTTCGGTAAGATCTTGCTTTTCAACCACTCCTTGATTTAATGCCAAAATTAATTTTTCCCCTTGATTATAACCATACAAAAATAAACGATCTTCTTCAGAAGAATTATTCATCTTTGAAGCTAATGCTGAGCATTGAAAAGCACTCCACGTATTTCGTGCCATGTAACCGTAATGAGTTGATTCTTCAGCATTACATGGGATCTTCAAGATAAGAGCGAAAAAGGTTACTAGGATAGATATGATATGGCATTTTTTCATAGAACCTCTCATCGGTTGGGAATGGATCGAAGAAAAATTCATACAACTTCAGGAGCTCTTTATGAGATTTCAGGCACCGTTGTTTTCATTCAGCCATCTCAATATGGCTTAAATAAGAGATTGCCAAAAAAGCGTTCAAGAAGAATAGAATGGTTGCCTATGCAGCAAAAGTTATCTGGCTGGCGAGCAAATTATATGAATTTTATAATCAGGGGAATAGAATGGAGACTAACTCTGTTTTCCATATCAAGTCAACACCAAAGCATGGTTTATGTTTGGTTTCAAATTGTTGTCGGCCAATCAGCCAAACAACCCCATCTGACGCGGGTCAACCGCATTCACCCGCTCATAGGTATTATTCCGCCGGAGAAATTCCACCAGTTCATCAAAACGAACGCGCCGTGACCGGCGCAGCATGAAGGAATCGAGGCTACAGGGCGTGACCGGTTGGCAACTATCCGGATCTCGCTCGTATGCGGCAACCAACCTCCAGAAGGTACGATCTGAGATTGCCAAGACGGCTTGCACCTCCCCTGGAGCATAGCTCGCCTTTTTCCGCAATCCTGCTGCCCGCAGCATTCCGACCAGACGTTCTTCTGCAACTTCCAGGGGTATCACTTGTTTTCCTCCTCGGCGTTCCGGAGTTTTTGCGCCTGCGCCTGGAGCTGGCGGCGGCGCTCTTCTTCATCGATTGTTTCATCCTTTGGCATGCCCATGTCGCCGACCACCCTCTGTCGCATCTGCTCCAGGCTTTTTAGCGCGGTCTGGCAATCCTGCTCGGAACGGGGCGGATCGGGCAGGCGTTCCTGGTGCGGACGTCGTGGCATGTGCGCCCAGATCGCCTTGGGCTCCGGCCATTTACTGGCGGCTTTTAAAAGCCCTGAAAAGGCTTGTTTAACTCGGGTTGAATCGACCGTCTCGATGTTGCAGCTGCCGGCCATGACGTGATGCCAGACGTCGGCGGTGCGGCATATCACCTCCGCGCCGGGCGTGCCGTCAAGCCCCAGGGTGAGCAGCGCCGCCAGACCGTCGGCGATCAAGGTGCGCAGCCAGTCGCCGGCGCCCCAGTCGGCCAGAGAGGCGATGGCGCGGGCGCGCTTGCCGGTTGGGGCGGGGATAGCATCCTGTAGGGACACCCCTTGCGGGTGCCCGACCTGGGCAGGCGCGAGGCCTTTTCCTACCGTTTCCAGCACCCGTTTCAGATAGTTATGGTTGGCGAGCGGCTTGATCTGCCCCTGATCGCGCTTGGCGCGCATGGCCTCGATCGTCTCGGTCAGTGCCGCCGCCAGCGCGTGTGGCTCGGCGCCCAGGTTGAGCACTTCGCCGGCCAGGCGCACGGCGCGATCGAAGGACAGCGCGCGGGTTTTGCTGCGAAACAGGCCCAGGTAGGCGATCAGCGGTCGGGCCAGTGGTCCAGCCTGGGCGAGGATCAGCTGCAGCTCGCCGGCGGCCTCGCTGTCGAGGGCGGCTTCCAGGGGATATTTAGCGTGGCAGCATGGGCAGGTTAGGTTCATAAAATCGTCATTTGTCCTTGGTCATTTGTTGGCCGATTTAGCTTTCTCTATTTGCCGAATCCGCCGCCGCACCACCTGGGCGCGTGTATGATGTTCGCAGCTGGCCAGCAGTTCCAGCAAAAACGGCATATCCCCGATCAACTGCAGGGAGCTCCGGCAATCGTCGACGCTGGTGCTGATCAGTCCACAGATCGTGAACCCGTTGCAGTCGCTCATATGCCAATCACTCCTTTTCGGCCAGGGCGCCTTTTTTGACGGCGACCATGCCTTTTTTTTCAAGCCACAGATCAATCAAGCTCCGATCGATATGCACCTGGATGGCGGGTTTGTTTTCCCGTCGGCTGCACCATCCGAACAAAAATCCGACCAGACCAACATACAAAGGAAATAATATATCCATGCTAGCTCTCCTCCCCACTCAGATCCCACCCCTCACGCTGGGCCTGCTTGCGCAGCGCGGTGATGATTTTGTACAGATCGCCAGTAGCCACCCAGGCCACCCGATCAACCTTGCAGATCCGCTGCGCCAGACTGTCAGCGTAGCCCCAGGGTTTGCCGCCGACGGTCAACAGCGCCTCGATTTTTTCCAGCTGCCGGGCACGGCTGGCCTGGTCGAGCTTCTGGCCGCGTTTGCGCTCGGCGTTGTGAGGGCGCTTGCCGACCTTTTTGCGGGCGCCTTTTTTCTGCCAGACGCCCGCGGCCAGCGCCTTGGCCTCCAGATCTGCGACCAGGCCGGCAGCCTGCCGGTCGCTCATGGCCTTGCTGCTGACTACGCCGTAACCGGCCAGCACGGCACGGTAATCGTCGTCGGACAGACCGAGCGCGCCCTTGAGGGTATGGATCAGCTTAATCTGTTTCGGATTGGCCATGGCTTTGCTCCTCGATAACAGTCTGCCTTGTGGCCAAGCTCACTGGATACGGCCACGGCGGCGCTTCGTGCGGCAGGTGTTTGACGTCTTCATGCACCCAGTCGGCGCATTGCGCGGCCGGGTTTTTCAGCCGTGCCACATGGTCCGGATGGCGGCACCAGCGTTCCAGACCACGCCATCCGATATATTTGCAATCGCTACAGGGCATGCGCCTCCAAAAAGGGCCGGCGGGTCAGGAGGTTTACCCCGCCGGCCAACATGGGGCGCCCGTCGCCCCGCTTTGCTGTGGCTGCTCATCAGGCCCGGGGCGCCACCCCCGGACGACCGGCCCCTTGCGGGGCGCGGTTTCGCATCTAGTTGACGGTCAGCGCCTTCTCACCGGTGTCTTCGTCCTCGTAAAAGGCCAGGCGCAAAGCCTCGCCAACCACATCGCAAAGGCGCATATCGCCGGGGACATCCCGGAGGGCTTCGCGCATAGCGTCAACCGTCTCGATGCCCTCGATTTCGCTCAGCAGCTTATACATCACGCCACCTCCTGAGTTTTGATGATCACCGCCTGCGCTTTGCAGCGCGGGCAGCGGATATAACGGCTCGGTTGCTGTTTTCCTTCGCCATCGATAAAGCTGGTTTTTGGGCGCAATTCAGAAAACTCCTTGACATGGCACCAGGGCCGGCTGCAAAAAGCGGTTACGACGTATTGCATACCTTTCTCTCCTTATCGCGGTTATCCGCGCATCAGTTCCGGCGGCACCCGGTCCAGTGAAAAGAACGATGCCTGCCCGATGGTCACGCCCATGGGGCGGGTGCGTGACGGAAGTCCTCTGCCCACCTGCGCCTGGCCCGCCGGGGCGTTGACGCGGAGGGTCTCTCGTGTGCAGGCTGACGCCTGCCGCGGTCCGTTGTCCTGTGACATTTTCGTCCCTTTTTTATGCGCCGCTGACATCCAGCGACATCTGCTTGTAACTGCCGTCGGCCTGCCGGCGGTAGATGCGGATGTAGGCTTTGCTGCCGACGGTCTGCAGGCTCTCGCCGATAGCGTCCATGGCCTTTTTCCAGCGGGCGTCCTGGATATCGAGCCGCCGCAGCCCCAGCACCCGCTTGGTATTGACGCGGCCGGTTTTGTCCACCTGGAAGGCGTCGTTGATCAGGGTGCGGATCTCCGGGCGGCTGCCTTCGGCCCACTCGGTGATGCATTCGTCGATGAGCAGCTTGGCGACCTGCAGCCGCTCGTCAAACACCATGTACTCGTCGATCGCGCGCATGATCTTGTATTCGCCGTCGAAACTCATCAGGGTCACGTTGCCCTTGCCGCCGCCGATCTTGGCGCCGAAGCGCTCGGCGGACAGCTCGACAAAAGCGGCGATGTCGTCCATGGCCTGCTGGCGGTAGTCGGCCAGATCGCGGCGCAGCGGCTCGGCGCGGGCGATCAGGTCGCGCACCAGTTCGTCGCGCACCCGGTCGATTTCCTTGACCATCTCGACCGGCACCAGGCGGCCTTGGGTGTCTTGCATGTAACCTTTGGGTATTACGGTGTTTTCCATTGATTGCAGCTCCTTAAATGGCGGTTTGATAACGCTGGGCGGCGGTTGGCCGGGGGCTGTGCCCCACCGGCTTTGGCGGGCGGTAATAGGCGCACAAGGCACCGCCGCCGAGCAGGTAAAAAGCCAGCTGGTTGTAGCTGTCAACGTCGGCCAGGTACTGTTCAAAGGTGATTTTCAGCAGCTTGGCCAGATCCAGCTCCACAAAGCGGTTGGCCAGATAATTAAGCCGTTCGTCAGACATGCGCATGGGCCACCTCGCGTTCCGGATTAGGGATCCAACCGTCAGTGGTCTGGACATACGGCGCTGGCTTGAGGCGTTTGCTGTGCATCCAGTTGTGCAGCACCTTGCCATGCGTTTTGCACATGCCGGTCGTGTTGCTATGGGACAGTTTGACGTTGCAGCCGACGACCCCGCAGGTTTTGCCGTAGGCGATCCGCCGCCTTGCCTCCGACAGCTCCTCATAGCGGCTGGCGACCCGCGAGCGCCGCTCGCCGCACAGGATGCAGCGCACGGTTTGCAGTATGGCGCCATTCTCCAGATGCTCGATGATCGGTTCCAGCGAGCCGCGACCGGCACCGCATTTGCGACAACGGATCATACTCATTGTCCACCGCCTCTCTCGCAGGTGGGGCAGGTCTTGGTCAAAAGCCGTGCCACCGGGTTGGTATAGCGGGGCAGCTTGCGGCGTTCTTCGGCGCAGCGCCCCAGGCTGATCTCTTCGCCGAACACCGGGCACATAAACCGCGTATTGCCGTACACTTCCTCGACGCGGGTCAGCAGGTTGGTCAGGTCTCCCTGGTACTTGCCGTGCTTGGCCTGGCTGACGGCGCTGGGGCTGTAGCCGATGGCGCGGGCTACGGCGGCGGCACCGTGGGTTTCGATCATGGCTAAAAACAAAATTTCCTGGTCATTCTGCGTCATGGTTACCTCCTTGGCTCCATACCACGGTATTGAGATTGGGGTCATAGACCTGCTTGATCCGCTGGATCATGGGCGGACGCGGCCCGCTGTAACGGCTGCGAATGAACTGGTAGGCTTTGCCGCGCCGCCCCAGGTACCCGGCGCGGGCCAGAAACTGGCAGTAGGTGTCCGCCTCCTTATAGGCCACGGCATGGTCCTCGGTGGTGGCGTGCACGATCAGATCCTGCACCGTAAATGTCCCCAGCACTCGCATGGCGCGCCACATCTGATCGCGGCCGATGCCCTGGGTAACGGGGCTGCCGTCTTTGCGCACGCGGGGCGCGACGGCCCCGGCTTTATCCATCACCAGTTGGTAGATCGCCGCGCGTTTGGCGTTGCGGCGGCCGGTCTTGACGACATAGCCGGCGGCCAGCAGGGACGTGATGTACTCGCGCGCCTGGTCCATGCTGCAGCAGGTCAAGTTGCGCACCTCGCGTACGCTGAATTCCCTGAGTTCGCGCATGGCGGCCCATAGGGCGTCTCGGGTTTTGAGGGCGTTACGTTTGTCGATCGGCTCGGGAGGCACGTTAAAACCTCCTTCCGGCGGGGGCTTCGCCGGTGTACAGCGGGCGGTTGCCCCACTCGCTAAGCCCCATGGCCTCCAGCCCCTGGCGGCGGGCCTCTTCATAAATCATGGCCAGATTGACGCATATGCGCCGCGCGCTGCCTTTGGCCAACGCGTGCAGCTTGAGCAGCAGGTCGTCTTCGACTCCGACGCCGGGGCAGTACAGCCGCGCCAGGTGGTGGGCGTCGGCGACGGTCGCCGGCTGCGCGCCTTGCCAGGCCAGGATGCGGCCGTGAAACCGCTCCCAGTGTTTGAGCTTGGCGGGCAGCCGCTCCTCGCCGATCAGGGCGATGACCACCCCGGTTTCGTCGTGCAGATCGCGCACGATGTCGACCGCCGTCTTTTGCACCAGGTAGTCCATTTCGTCGATGATCAGCAACCTCTGGCTGCCTTCCAGGGCGGCGACCGCCTGGTTGTACATGGCGCCGATGGTGCGCTCGGGGATGACGCCCATCTCCTTGAGCAGCTCGGCGAGAAAGGTCTTTTTGGTCATGGTTGAGCGGCACTCGATGTAATGGGTGTCGAGCTTCTGGTAGGCGTACACCGCCGCGCTCGATTTGCCCCAGCCGCTGGGGCCATGAAAGCACACCATCCCCGGCAGGCGCGGATCGCGGTTCAAGGCCCGCTCGACCAGGCGCATGAACAGGCCGACATTGGTCAGCGGGGCTGTCGTCTTGCTTCCTGCGTTGCTTTGTGTCATGCTGTCTTCCTCCTGTTGTTAAAGCCCGAGTAACCGGGCGATGAAGCCGCGCTGCAACGCGGCTTCATCATTGATGAGCCAGATAAAATTCCCCGAAATCCTCTTCCAGTCTCTGCATTGCCCGCCAGTCGGCCGTCTGCGCAAAACTCTTGAAAAACGCTGCGTCTTCCTCATACAGCGTCTCCCCGGCTTTTTGCCGCGCTTCCAGCTTTTTCCAGCGTGCGTAGGAGGCCTCGGGGGTCGATATGTCCGCCGTGAGTTTCTGGCGGGATGTGGCGATATCCAGGCTGCGGGCGGCTTCGGCGGCGGCCTCCAGACCGTCGCTGGTGTATTCCCTCGAGGGGCGGGGCAGGCTGGTCAGTTTACTCGCCTTGGCGGCGGCGGTGGCGCGGATCTCGGTAACGATGTCGTCCACGCCCAGCTTGTTGGCCTTGTGTTTGAGTTCGGCGCGGGCTTCCTGGATCGTCTTTTTCTGGATCTCGTGGGCCTTGGCGGCCACCTCGGCCCGATCGATGCCGGTGCGTTCGGGACATTCGGCGACGCAAACAAACTCGTTAAGCTGCTCGCCGCCGTAGACCATGATGCGGCCCAGGTCGATCGGGTCGTAAAGCACCCGCACTTCCTGGTCGACCACCGACCAGAGCTCCGGCGCGATAAACAGACCGTGATCAAGGCGGATGCCTTTTTTGCTGACGGTGCGCAGGCCTTTGCCGGGAGCTTCGGACAGCAGCAGATCCAGGGCGCGCTCGTTGCTGATGCGCTCTACCGGTTCTTTCCATTCGGTGACCATCTGGTAGGGCGTCTTGCCGTTGAGGCCGTCGTGAGGGCGGTGCATGTAGATGTCGGTGATCCAGTCGTCGCAGAACCGCTGGAACTCCTCGGAACTCATGTTGACCTCGATCACCGTGTCTTTTTTAAACAGGCGATCGGAAAAGGCCTTGCGCGCCTCGATGCCCTTGCGGTCGGCGACGTTGTGGCCGATAAAGCCCGGCAGAAGTTCGACCAGGTCGTGGGAAAAACTGCGGAAAAAACGCTCGATATGGGGCTTGTGCCAGGGCGAAAAGGGCGGGCACAGCTCCTGATGGATGTCCAGCAGCTCGAAAACACGGCGCATGTGGTGCCCCTTGTAGTCGGAGCCGTTGTCGGTCTTGGCGGTCAGCCGCCAGGGTGCGCTGGGCAGGCCCCAGTCGAGCAGGGAGCGGCGCAGCAGGGCGGCCACCGCCGTTGCCTTGGCGGTCGGCGTGACCAGCATCTTGGGGCGGCGGGTGTAAACGTCGATCACGCCGCAGATCGAGTGCCGCCCATCGGTGAACATGATGTCCGCCGGGGTGCCGTCGAATTCCCACAGTTGGTTCATCACCGTGATCTGCTCGGAGGCGCTGCCGAAGGCGGTCATATACTGGTTTTTCCATGCGTCCGGGTTGCTCACGGCGCTGAAAAGCTGGGCGTTTTGTTCCTTCCAGACGTTCATCCATTTGCCCAGCCGTCCCTGGCTTGGCAGGTCTATATCCTCTCGGCCGGCAAATCGTGCCTCCAGCCCCTGCATCGCCTGGCTGGCCTTGCAGTGCGGATGGGCGGTGAGCATCGCCACCACAAAGTCTCTGAGTTCCGGCTGGCTGTCGATCTTGTTGGCGCCCTTGTTGCGTCCGTAGTTCGCGCCCAGGTGGCCGCGTTCTTTGATATCGCGGCGCCAGCGCAGCATGGTGCGCTGGGACACCTTGCGTATCCGCTGCCGGACCGTCTCCATGCCTTCGCGCCTTCCGGTATTGTAGAGATCGGCGTAAGACGCCAGAGAGGGCTTAATCGACTCTCCGGACAGGCGGCGGTATTGTTGCCAGTCCGCCAGAATGGCCTCGCGATCGGCGGCGCGCTGGTGCTCCCGCTCGGGCAGATGAGCCGCGCGCTGCAAGGCGTCCTCGGCGCGTTTGCGCTGGGTCTGTTTATCGGTCTTGGCGCTCAAGGCCAGTTTGCGGCCGGTTTCGGTTCCTGAGGCATCGAGAGGTGCAACCTTGGCGGGGTGTGCTGCGGCCAGGGCTTTGCGGGTCTCTGGCGGCAGGCTGCTGATGTGGTATAGGCGGCGGGTGCCATTACGGCCACCCTTTCCGGCGACATCCAGAGAATCCCAGCCATCCTTTTCCGCCTTTCGGTGTACGCTCCTGGGGTGCTTTGGCATTCCAGGTTGCCCGGCCAAATCTTCAGCTGCAAAATATGATGCGTCCATAAATCACTCCTTGTGCGGCATGGCTGCTCGTCAGGCCCCAGGCGCCACCCTGAGACGACCGGCCCCAAAGGGCGCGGTTTCGCTTAGCGTTTTTTCTCCCAAGCCTTGATCATCCGGTCGATCTCTTGCGCCTTCTGGCGCATCTCGGCCATTTGCTCGTTGAGTTGTTGCTTCTGGCTGCGCAGCGCATCAGGTCCGCCCAGGGCAAACATTCCAACCGGCTGACAGACCACTTCGATTACCTTGTTGTTGCCCGAGGCTACGCAGGCGGCCGGGCCGAACTCCATGGGAAAACGATGACCTTCCTTAGATTCGGAGGTCCAGGCGTCCAACATGTACTTGGTGACTTCCAGATCCATCAATTCGCTCATCTTTGCCGCGATCTGCCAGCGGTTTAGCGGACTGGCTTTGAACATCTCGTACAGCGCGTTACGCACTGCCGATCGCATATTCAAAGCTCCCGGCGCGTCTCGCAAACCCAGTAGCATGCGTTCCTCCTCCTGCTTCAACACATCCAGCAAACTCAGTTGATTGGGGTCGGTCTTATGTCTGGCCATGTTTTCCTCCGTAGACGTTGTAAGGTCGAACCGATCCCCTCCTTTTGGTCATTGTTAATTCATGTCAGCTTTGATATTCTTTTTCCGAGTTATGAAGCGGCGCGGGGCGGCCTCGTAGCGGCTCGGCCAGATCTCCTCCGGCTCGACGCCGATGATGTCGGCCACGATCCGCTCCATGGGCCGCCACCCGCGCCACAGCACCGTGTTCGGCGAGCGCACGTGATAGCCGTGTTCCCGGGCGATCTTGGCAAAGGTGTAGCCCTTCTTCGCCAGGGCGGCCTTGATGTCCGCCGGGTGCCAGTCGGTCTGGGTGGTCTGTCTCTTGGCGCAGTTCATAGTCAATCCTTGCTGGGGTTTAAAATTCGATTATGGAGACTTCCTATGACTAAAGATCAGGAAGACATTTTATTAAAGTGCACCCGGCCGGGCTGCGGCTTTGTAACCTCTGAGGTTCATCACAACTACTGCCCGCTATGTGGTCTGGTGCTTTATTCATTCGTCGATGGCCACTATTTCGGCGCGTCAATGGCCGGTCTCAGCCCTAAAGACGCTAAATGCCCGATGGCCTCCGACTGTGCAGCAATTGGATTCTACGTGCCCGAATGCGATCAAGAGCAGCCTGGATGGCGTTGTTTTGCAGCAATTCATCAAAGGGTCGAATCCGTACAGTACGAGATTCGACTTGTACGCAAAGCTCTTGAGGAGGCTGGCCTTCTCGTGCGGAAAACTTTGCTACGAGGCCCTCGTAAGGGATAAGCTCCGGCGACAAGTACCTCACACCTTGAAAGCGGATCTCCCCACGGCGAATCCTGCGATAAAACAAAGGGGCGATAAGGCGATCCACCGAACCCGGAGCCGTTGACTGAATAATGGATTCAAACGTTTCGTGACAGGCCAT